ATCAGCGGCGGGGACACGGGCTGGGTTGACCTTGGCGTGGCAAGCGGCGTTTCAGTGGGCAACAACACGCTGGCGAGATACCCGGGCGTTGCGTACAGGAAGATCGGCAAGCGCGTGATTGTAACGGCGAATGTGGCTGTTACATGGAGGGCAAGCGTACAGATAAACGCAAGCCTGATTCCCGAAGAACTGCGACCGCCGAGGAACGTTTACGCCATTTGCCCTACCGGCGGCAGATATGTGATTCGCGCCTATGTTTCAAGCGAGGGCACGGTGCATATCGAATGGGCGCAGAACCTTGCAAGTTCATCCAGTACCAGCAGCGCAGAATTGAGCTGGACGGATATTTGGATTGAATATTTTGTGGATTAAGGGGGCGGCGATATGTGGTGGACAATTGGGCTTATCGTGGCATGGCTGATCTTTATGGTTGGTTATGGCATTTGGCAAAACGGAGGTGGTAAATAGTGGCATACAGTTATGACGAGGCAACAAACACGATTACGCTGCCGAGGGGCGATACGGCGACGATTCCGCTGGAAATTGCCGTGGAAGGCGATATGCCGGAAGCTGCGGACGGAACGGCTGTGGTGTTTGTGGTGTGGAACACGACCGAGAACGTGCAGGTGATGAAGAAAAGCGCCATTGTTACCGGCGGGAAAGCTGAGATACGAATCGCCAGCGCAGATACCCGCGACTGGGACACGGCAAGCACCTACGGCTGGAGCATCGGCACGGTTACCGACCCGGATGTTGACCTGGAAACAGGCGTTTATGCGGGCAACGACACAGACGAGGTTGTTTCTGCGTTTGACAAGCTGCAGAAATTCAAACTGACTAATGGCGGCATAATGGGGGTGGAAGTAAATGGCTGATACGATTAAGTTGATTTTGCAGCCCAGCGGCAGATAGGGCTTGCCGGGGCCGCAGGGTATTCCCGGTGAAACCGGCCCCAAGGGAGATAAGGGCGACAAGGGCGATAAAGGCGAACAGGGTATTCAGGGCATTCAGGGCGTTCAGGGGCCTAAAGGCGATAAGGGCGAAAAAGGTGATACGGGCGAACAGGGCATTCAGGGTGTACCCGGCCCGCAGGGGAACGCTGGCCCGACCGGCCCCGCCGGTACAGACGGCAAAACGCCCGTGCGCGGCGAGGACTACTGGACGGAAGCGGATAAGGCCGAAGTGGTAGCGGAAGCCGTGGAACAGGTTAAAGCGGATGCTGGCAGCGGCCTTCCCGAAGGTGCAACGGCCTATCAGCAGCTTGTTACTGATGGCGATGGCGTAGCCAAATGGGAAGATAGGACGCACTGGGCGGAAATCAGCGGCCAGCCTGTTCTGATAGCGGAAGTAGAAAAGAAAGCAACAAACGGAGAAGTGCTAATTGAAAACGGTTCGATACAACGCTATGAGGGCAAGAAGATTCGCGTTACCGTTAACGGCACGGAATACGAAAACATTTGCACGTTTGACCGAACGAGTGGAATATACAGCGTTGAATTGGGCGATGGCTACACTCTTAGGGAACCGGTGGTAAGCGACTTTATATCCTATCTCGAAGGCGCTACAGACGGGCAGACCTACGCGGTGAAGGTTGAAGCTATTGAAGAAACAGAAACCGTCCATCCGCTTGACCAGAAGTATTTGCCTGATACGGTTGCTACAAAAGAATTCGTGGAAAATGCTGTGGCGAATGCTGGCAGTAAAGTTTTTGAGATTCCGGCTGTTATAAATTTGGATGAAACCATTACCTTTACGGACGAAGGCGCGGTGCAAATGGATGCGCTGTATGCTGCGTACTTGGCGGGCGACAGAGCGGACGCAAAGCTCGTTATGACAATTAGCGAAGAAGCGGGGCTGGGTGCTTCGCTGTACAATGTTGCCGTACTTGTAAATGCTATGGTTGTAAACGGGGATGATGCGCAAAAATTTTCGTTTGCCGGCACGGATATGTATGGGCGGTTTACATCGTATAACTGCATGAAAAACGGTTCGCGATGGATTTGTATGTTTTATAGTGTCGAAACGGACGATAAAATCTTGACCGAAACCAGCGTAAACGCCCTGATCGATGCGAAACTATCCGCGTTTGTAAACGCAGCAACGGAGGCGATGTGATATGGCTGATATGGTTGTAATGCCCAAAGCAGACTGGGTTAATACGCTTGACGCGATACGGGCCAAGACGGGCAGCAGCGATTTGCTTAAAAGCGGCGAGGTGGCTGCGGCGGTTGAGGGCATTCAGACCGGGGGCGGCGGCGCTACGGCGCAGGAAGGCGATATCACCTTCTATGACTATGACGGTACGATACGCTATAGCTGGACACTTGATCAGCTTGCGGCGGCTACGGAACTGCCTGCCGGGCCGGAACATGACGGGCTAGTGTTCCAAGAGTGGAACTGGTCGCTGGAAAACCTAAAGGCCACAAACCGGAAAATGAACGTTGGCGCGACCTATACCACCGATGACGGAACCACGCGCGTATACATTCACCTTCAAGAAGGCCGTACAAGCCCGATGATGGGTTTGGGCGTGAACGGCACGGTGACGGTAGATTGGGGCGATGGAACCACGCCTGATACGCTGACAGGAACGAGCGTAAGCACTACCGTGTGGACACCTACGCACGAATACGCCGCGCCCGGGGATTATGTGATACGGCTGACGGTGGACGGAACAATGGGGTTTGTAGGTACGTCAACTTCAAACCAATATAGCTGTATTTTGCGTTATTCCAGTAGCACGGATGCCAGGAACACTGTTTATCGAAACGCAGTAAGGAAAATAGAAATCGGGAATGGCGTAACGAGCATTGGTGCTTCCGCGTTTCAAGCCTGCTACACGCTTGCGTATATTACGATGCCCAAGAGCCTAACAAGTATCGGAAGCTACACGTTTAACGGCTGCTTTCTGCTTGCGTCTATTACGATACCAGACAGCGTAACGAGCATCGGAAACTCCGCGTTTACCTCATGCTACACGCTTGCATCTATCACGATACCCGACAGCGTAACGAGCATTTCGGGGTATGCGTTTTATTTCTGCAACACGCTTGCATCTATCACGATACCCGACAGCGTAACGAGCATCGGAAGCTCCACGTTTCAAAACTGCAACACGCTTGCATCTATCACGATACCCGACAGCGTAACGAGCATCGGAAGCTCCGCGTTTAACGGCTGCTACACGCTTGCGTATATTACGATATCCGACAGCGTAACGAGCATTGGTGATTCCGCGTTTAAAGCCTGCAACACGCTTGCATCTATCACGATACCCGACAGCGTAACGAGCATCGGAAGCTCCGCGTTTAACGGCTGCTACACGCTTGCGTATATTACGATGCCCAAGAGCCTAACAAGTATCGGAAACTACGCGTTTCAAAACTGCTATCCGCTTGCGTCTATTACGATACCCGACAGCGTAACGAGCATTGGTGCTTCCGCGTTTCAAGCCTGCAACACGCTTGCATCTATCACGATACCCGACAGCGTAACGAGCATCGGAAGCTCCGCGTTTCAAAACTGCTACAGCATACGCTATTTCGACTTTACCAATCACACTGCCGTGCCTACGCTATCAAACACAAACGCATTTACCGGTATCCCCGCAGACTGTGAGATCCGCGTACCTGCCGCGCTGTATGACGAGTGGATTGCAGCTACAAACTGGAGCACATACGCAAGCCAAATTGTGGCCGTATAAGGAGGAATAAGCGCATGATACAGATTGAAACCATTACAATTAACGGGCGCGAATTTGTGCGCACGTACAGCGATGGGGGTTACAGGATCAGGCAGGACGGGACAGGCGTTATCTATGACGAGGCGGTTGACCCGGTAGGCACGGGCAGAACCTACACGGAAACGGACGAGCCTGTTGAGACCGAGGAAATGACCGAAGAAGCACAGTGGGCCGAGGCCGGAAGAATACTTATGGGGGTGAGCGAATGAACGATATTGTAGCAAGGGCGCGTAAACTGCGCCCGATGATCGAACAGGCAAGCGTGGCGCTGGATGACAAGACCGCCAGTGAGGGCGCGGAGCTTTTGCCCAAGATGCAGTACGACGGCAAGCTGATTACTGCCGGTACGCGCATCAACTGGAACGGCGTTATCAAACGCGCGGCGGTGGATGTATGGGACAGCGAAGCATACAGCCCGGACCGTGCTGCCAGCCTGTGGGAGGATATCGCCTATAGGGATGGTTACAGGTACATTCCCGAAACCATTACGGCTGGCACGGCCTTTGCGAAGGACGAATGCGGCTGGTGGAAGGATGTGCTGTACAGAAGCACGCTGGACAACAACGTGTGGACACCTGAGAGCTACCCTGACGCGTGGGTGCGCGTTGAATAAATACGAAGGGAGATGGATTTATGGCATTTAGGGCAACTGGCGCAGGCCTTGCCGAGCATGCGATTAACGCATACAAGGCAGGATGGGTTTACTGGTACGGTACATACGGAAACCCGTGTACGCTGGACAAGTACAAGAGTAAGAAAAAACAGTACCCGGCGCATTACGGCAGTAAGCGCACAGACAGGTACATGCAGCACATCAAGGAGGGCAAGACCTGCGCGGACTGCGTGGGCATGATTAAGCACTATTTCTGGTCGGGCGGCGATATCAACGCCAAACCCGTATACAAGGCCAATGGATGCCCGGACAAGAGCGCAAACGGCATGTATCAGCTTTGCGAGGAAACCGGCCCTATTGCCGTAATTCCCGAGATTCCCGGCCTTGTGGTGTGGACGGACGGCCACATCGGCGTTTACATCGGCGGCGGCAAAGTGATTGAAGAGCGCGGCTTTGACTACGGCTGCGTGATGACGGATGTGCATAAGCGCACATGGAAGCGCTGGGGCAAGCTGCCCGCAAGCATGATCGCATACAGCGGCGAGGCCGTAACCGAAACACCGACCATTAAGCGCGGGGATATCGGCCCCTATGTGGAAAAGGCGCAGCTGCTTATGCTTAAGTGGGACGAAAACGCTTTGCCCGACTACGGCGCGGACGCTGACTTTGGCGAGGAAACCGAAGTGTGGGCGAAGAAGTTCCAGACTGCGCATGGCCTGACGGCTGACGGCGTTATCGGTGAAAACACCTGGGCAGAACTTTTGAAGTATGAAAAAGCGGAAGCGCCCGAGGAAGAGCCTGACGATGGCACGGAGCCGGAACAGCCCAGCACCACGCCCGAGCCTGCCGGTATGATCAAAGTGACCGGTGGCAGCGTTTATCTGTGGGACGGACACCCGGACGCTGGCGGCAAGAAGGATGTGGTTGTTCACAAGGGCGATGAGCTGCCTGTGCTGGATGCACGCGGCTACATTCCTGTGGTGCATAACGGCGTGGTGAAGTGGATCAATTCCAAGTACGCGAAGGAGATCTGAGCCGATGAACAACGAACAGCTTACCGAACACGTTGTAGCGCTGGACGAGCGCGTGACCCGCCACAGCGAACAGATCAAAACCGTTTTCACGCAGCTTTCCGACCTTAAGAGCCTTAACACCGCGCTGTATAAACTGGCGGGATCTGTTGAGGCGCTGGTGGTAAAGCAGGCGGATACTGCCGATAAGGTGGATGTGCTTACGCGCAAGGTGGACGACATCGAGCGCAAGCCGGGTAAACGCTGGGAACAGGCCATTACCGTTGGTATTACGGTGATTGTGACCGCGCTGGTTACGCTGGTGCTTTCCGGCGCAGGAATAAATTAAGGAGGGATATTATGCAGAACAGGTTTAAAAGCTGGGCATTGTGGACGAGCCTTGCGGCGCTGGTGGTATTTTGCGTGAAGGAGTTCGCCGGTTTGGATATTTCCGAAACCGTGGACGGCCTCATGAATGTGCTTCTGCCCGTGCTGGTGGGCTTTGGCATTATCAACAACCCCACGGACAAGGCGAATTTCTGATTAGGAGGGAAGGTTTGGCGCTCGGAAGCGTTATGCGGAATTTGATGGGTATACCACAGACGGAATACGGGAGCTTTTAAGGCTGGCCAAACTGACCGACATTGACCGGCAGATTGCTTTTGAATGCATTGCCGCCAGACAATGCGACATAGACGCGGGCGCTGCGGTGGGTTATTCCCGCCGCACCGTTGCGCGGCATATGGCAAATGTGATTTTGCCGGAACTGCACAGGATTATGTGACCGGGGCTTTATGCCCTGGTCTTTTTTTATTTTTGGGCCGATAAGGCTCTTTTTTTATGACCTCATGATGACCGCATATGGGCCGCAAAAGACCCCTTGGAAATGCCAAAAATGCGAAAATCAACATGCAAGGAGGCGATGCAGATTGATGAATAACAACGGCTATTACCCGGTTTATCAGCCCCAAGGCCCCGCTTTTGCAAGGCCGTACCAGCAAGGGTTTGCCCAGCAGATGCCTATGCAGCAGATGCCCGCTATGCCCGTGCAGCAGATGCAGCCCATGATGCAGGACGGCAGTATTCAGGCGCGGTTTGTTTCCGGCAGAGAAGAAGCGGTTGCGTCCAGCGTTATGCCCGGAAGCATGTTCTTATTCCACGACCGTGCGAACGGCATGATTTACAGCAAACTCATTGACCCGCAGACGGGTATGCCGGATTTTCGCGTATACGCGGAGGTACACCCGGAACAGCAGGCAGCGCCCCAGTATGTGACGATGGACGCGCTTAATGCACTGCGCGAGGAATTTGAGCAGCGCTTGGCGGCTTTGACGCCCACGACGAAACGAGGAAAGGCGGTTGAGAGCGATGTTTAACCCGATGCAGATTTTGCAGATGGTGCAAAGGGGCGGGAACCCGCAGCAGATCATGATGCAGGCCGCGCAGCAAAACCCGGCGATTAGGCAGGCCATGCAGATGATTAACGGCAAATCGCCCCAGCAGATACGCGATTTGGCGTACCAGATCGCCGCGCAGCGTGGCGTGAACCTTGAACAGTTTGCCCAACAGTTGGGCATACGGCTCCCCAGATGATCTTATCGGCAAGGGCCCGCCGATTGGATATAAACAAATTTACGGAGGTGGAATTATGGCAGAAAACAACGATTTCGCAATGGGTTACGCGATGGGTGCAAGCGATAACAACAATGGCGGCGGCTTTGGTATGGGCGACGGTTGGGGTGGCCTTATCGGCCTTTTGATCGTGGCCAGCCTGTTCGGCGGCGGCTGGGGCATGGGCTTTGGCGGCGGTTTCGGTGGCGGCGGCGCGGCTATGCTTAACGGCATTGCGACCCGCGCAGACATCAACGAAGGCTTTGCGCTGCAGAACATTACTGGCGGCATTACCGGCATTCAGCAGGGCATTTGCGACAGCACCTATGCGCTGAATAACGCCATTTCCAGCGGCTTCTACGGTGTGGACAGGAGCCTGTGCAACATTGGCCACCAGATTAGCGACTGCTGCTGCCAGACGCAGAACGCAGTCCAGAACGTGCGCTACGACATGGCTATGGGCAACAACGCCTTGCAGGCCGCTATCTGCAACCTTGGCCGCGACATCACGGAAAATGCCAACGCCAACACCCGCAGCATTATGGACTTCCTCGTGAGCGAGAAGCTGTCCAGCAAGGATGCCCAGATTGCACAGCTGCAGAATCAGGTGAGCCAGAACGCGCAGACCGCAGCTTTCCGTGCTGCACTGGATGCAAGCACTGCGGAGATCATCAGGCGTACCGGCAACGATTGCCCCGTGCCTGCCTATGTGGTTCCCAACCCCAACTGCTGCTACGGCAACCCCTTGGGCGTGGGCTACAACGGCTATGGCCGTGACGGCGGCTGCGGTTGCGGCATCTGATGCGAGATTCGTCGGGCGGCTGAAATATGCCGCCCTGAGTAAAATTTGGAGGTGAGATTATGGGCAGATACGTTTGCAAGATCTGCGACAGATTGATTTTATCCCAGGCGGTTACGTTTGCCGCGGGTACGCTGACCATCAACATTCCGGCAGGCAGCTATGCCGACAGGTGCAAATACTGCATTGTGGTGGCACAGGCGATCCCGGACACAACGACCATTAACGCGCCGGTGGTGGTGACGATTGGCACAGGTACGGAAACATATCCGCTTACCCGGTACAACGGCGCACAGGTTACGGCGGCTGGACTGAGGACACGCACGCGCTATGCGGTGCAGGTTGTTACCAGCGCAGACGGCGGCGCATTTAGACTGCTGGGCGCGCCGTGCTGCACGCCTGACAACCGCCTGACAGCCATTGACGGCACGGCACCGGCAGCAGAAGGAGGTGGCGCATAAGTGAAACCCGGAATGAGAATGCTGGCAATGCAGCAGATGCGCGGTGGTGAACCGCACGGCAAAAGCGAATATGCCGGAGATAACACCCGGCGTATGATCGGCTACGACCGCGATTATGAGCGCGAACGCACACCGAGCGCGCACGTTATGCCGGAACGCCGGATATGGCCCAGAGGCGGGTACGATGAGCCGGAAATGAACGGCTATGAACCAATGGGCCGATATCAGCCTTATGGCGGTTATGAACCGCCTGAGATGCGCAGGCGCAGGGGCGAAGATGGCCGGTATATGATGGGCGGCGGTGATCGCCCGGAGATGCGCAGGCAGAGGGACAGTCGCGGCAGATACGCCGTGATGGATGATGACGATGAGGAATATCCCCGAATGATGGGCAACAGCTACGGCGATATATACGCCAAGGGCGAGATTTACGCACCGGGCGCTATGAACCGACCGGGCGGCATGCAGCACCAGCGATATGAGCCGGTGGACGAACAGCAGGCCATGCACTGGGTACGCAAAATGAAACAGCCCGAAGGCGGACGCGGGATGCCTGCTTTTAAGATGGAAGAGGCGGAGGCGTTGCGCAAGGCTCACTGCCCGGACTGCGAACCGATGGAATTCTTTGTGGCCTTGAACATGAAGTATTCCGATGACTACGCCACGGCGAAGAAATTTGGCATTGATCGCCCGGAATTCTACGCTTGGCTGGCAAAGGATTTCCTCATGGACGAGGACGCAGGGCCGCATAAACTGCAAAAGTATATGCAGACAATTCCAGAAAAATAAGAAAGGCCGGGGCGAAAGCCCCGGCTGTTTTTATCCACCCACTTTTCCACCCGTTTTGGATTATAACATGCTGGATGGCTTGTGTGGATTGCACAAATATTCGTGTGGAATATATAGAATATTATGTGCAAACTGCAACAAAATGCACGTTTGCGTCTGGTTCAAATCCGGTCATCAGCTCCACAAAAAACCCTTGAAAACATTGAGTTTTTGAGGGTTTTTCTTTTTGTGTCCACCCACTTTTCCACCCGTTTTTATTTCGACATGTTATCTGTGGGCGATAAAATATTATCAAAAACACTTTCGATGAGCTGGCCGGTGCGGGACTGTTCGCCGTCAAGTTCGTGGCCATAGATGCGGATTGTATCCATGGATGCGGAATGGCCGACAACGGTTTTGATACGCTCCACGGGTATATCGGCTTTGAGGATGGACACAAACGTGTGGCGCAGTGTGTGGATGGTAGAAGTGATTCCGTGGCAGTCACAATAGCGCTTGAAGCTTTTGTAGATGGTGTTGGGGTTTGCACGCTCGCCGTGCTGATCTGGGAAAACCCACTTAGACGATATTCCGGCGTTGCGCAGCATTTCGACTTGATCTGCGAGGATGACGCGCATGGCAGAAGTGAGCGCAAATGTGCGGCGGGCGTTATCGTTTTTGCCGGATGTTTCCTCACCGAAGCGGTTGATGTTGCGACGTATGGTGATGGACTGTTTACCGATATCTGCGCGCTGCAAACCGGCAAGCTCGCCTCTGCGCAGACCGGTAACAACATACAGCCGCCAGGCGTTTATGTAAAACGCGGTAGTTTTCTTGTTGCGATACAGATAGGTTGGATCGCCAAAAAGAATGTCGATGTCTGCCGGGTTGAGAATGGTTTTTTCTTTCTCGGGCGCGGCGCTGTTGCGGATTTTGAGATCTGCAATGTCGATGTAATCATGTTGCCATTTTGATTTGCGGGCATAATGCAGAAACGCGGAAATGGCGGCGCGTATATTTTTTATGCTGCGCTGCGATAGGCCGTGATCTGCAGCGCTATCGAGGCATTTTTGCCAGTCGATAGGCCGGATGGTGGACAACTTACGGAACTCTAATAATGGCAGCAGATACAGCCGACCGCACGATTCCATGTTGGTGTAGTTGCTGGTGCCGGTGTTGGCTTTGACATATTTGATGTATTCGCCCCATGCTGCGCTGAAACGCATATCGGATGTGCCGTTTTCCAACCATTCATCGGCTTTTGCTTCGGCGGCATGCTTGCCTTTGCGCCCTTTTACAGAGGATGTGAACGCTTTGCGCGTACCATCCTTTTGTACTTTGATTTGCCAGTAGCCTTTTGATTCAATCCATGTTGCTTCTGCCCTGCGAGATGCCATAAAAAATCCCTCCAATTATTGAAATGAAGGGCAAGGTGTGATATACTATGTACGTGTTGAGATAGTATAGGCCTTGCCCGTGCTGTCGATTCCCTCGGTGTACGCGAATACACCGGGGGATTTTTTTATGCCTTTAGTAGAATTTGAACTTACCACGTGTTGGATTAAGCAGTTCCCAAAGCAGATAGATTGCCACGCCTGCGAAAGCTGCAGCAAGCAGCATCATGCCAAACATGATCCAGCGATGGCGGCGAAGTTCCTTTTCGCGTTTGGCGTTCATGCTTTCGAGATTGCCAATGGTGCGTTCGTGCGCTTTGTTTTCCGCACGCAGCCGTTCGTTTTCGAGGCCAAGTTCCTCAATGCGGCCTCGTTTGAACATGATACGTTCTTCCAAATCGAGGAACCGCGATTCGATATCGGACATTTCCGGCTTTTGATCGGCAGTCTTGATGCCGTAGAAGATATCGTAGGACGCTCCAAGCGCGGCCATGATGGCGGCGATGGACGAAACCCGTGGGTCTTTCGACGCACCGGAAAACAGATTGCGAATGGTGTTGGCCGATACGCCGGACTTATCGGCAAGCTGCGGTGTGGTTATTTTGAGGATTTTCATGCGTTCTTTGAGGTAATCCCAGTTCATGATATGGCCAGTAGGCTGCGCCCCTTCGGTTTCGATTTGGACGATTTTGCTTTCTATGTCCACAAATTTCACTCTTTCTATGTTCAAAATGCTGGTGCAGTCATTTGGTCGGTTTTTACCAGAGTTCTGCGCGAAAAACGCAGTATTCTGCGCGAAATACCAGAGTTTTGCGCGGAAAACGCAACGTTCTGCGCGAAAAACGCAGAATGCTGGAGTAGCGAAAATGGGCAAATCACAGCATTCTGCGCTAAAACGCAGACTTTTGGTACTTCCCAATTTTGGCAACTTATGCTACTCTTCCGCCGTCGGGAGGTGATCGAGCAAATCCATAACGGTTTTCTGGGCTTCGGGCGATACGGAATGGAACTTGCGCCAGCATTGGTAATCCTGCGCGGTCATGTCCGGGTGGTCAAGCCCGAGCAGATAATCGGCGCTCCAGCCGGTGCCGAGACACAGCTTGCGCAGTGCGGACACGGACGGTGCGGAAATAACAAGCTCCCAGTTGGATATAGCGTTGGGCGAGATTCCGGTCATATCGCCTACATCCTTCTGCTGCAGGTTGTTAAGCAGCCTGATTTCCTTTACACGTTCGGCGAAGATAGCCTTGGTTTCATCTTTCAACACACACCACATCCTTGTAATTTTTTTTACATTATATCGCACGGATAGTGCGGTGTAAATAGGATATGGCAGTAAAAATGCGATTTAACACAATTAAAAGGAGGTTCAACGCTATGAGAAACAACAACCACCAGAAGAAGAGCAACATGTATGAGAACTACGACATCGAATACCGGGATATGTACATGCGGCCGATGCTGCGCGAAGTGATCTGCCCGCCGCTTAAGGCGCGGTACATCAACAGCGCTGCGCTGCCCGAGGCCGTGAATGTGCGGTATGTGTATTCCATGGACGAACTGGGGTATCTGATCGGGGAGTGATTCACTCCCCCTGCGTGAAAACTTTTCTAACTTAATGGCACTTTGAACACTTACGCCGCCCTATCGATTCGGCATATGAAAGGGTCACTTGCTTTGGATCAATCATACCGCTGCATCGCTTGCTGGAATGATAGCAAGAACCGGTGTTGCCGATCCACACCATATATTCACGCGCGGTTGGAGATGGCGCTGGCGATTGAACCTGTGAAAGCGCCAGATACGTTTCGGCATCGACAACGCCGGTTACAGGCAACCCGTTATCACGTTGAAACTCGCGCACTCCGTTTTCTGTTTTTGTACCATAAATGCCATCAACTGTGCCGACAGCATAACCGAGCGCACTTAAGGCGGCTTGCACATCCTCAACGGTATCTCCACGCGAACCACTTTGCAGACTGGTGAAACGAATGGATGTCGTGGGTGCAGGCGTGCGTGCGACGGACGGCGAACGGGTAGTCGAAGAAGTGCGCCGGCCTGAACTGGTTGAAGATGACGAATATGACGAAGATGATGAATAAGATGATGAGTATGGTCTGGATGAGCTGGACGAACGTTTAGAAGAATCTCCGGTAGAATCCCCGCCACCAAACATTGTGACGGCATAAGCCAACAAAACAAAAATTACCACACCAGACAAAGGGCTGGAACTACGACGCGCCATGATACCACATCCTTATGACGTTAGTCCGAAATACTGGATGCATTGAACGGGGGATAAAAATGGACAAGCAGAGCAAACGAGAGCAGGCCGCAGCGGCCATTGCGGGTTTGAACCGGGAACAGCTTATTCTTTTGCGCGAGCAGCTTTTAAGCCTGCGACAAAATCAAGGACGCGCTGAAAATCCTGATCGGAAAGATCGGCCATGAGATCAAGCACTTCGGCGCGCAGGGCATCATCTTCCGATGGTTCCTGCGCAGGCATGGGGCTTTCTGTGCGCCCGAGGAGATAATCGGTGGAAACGTTGAAAAAGTCAGCGAGTTTGGCAAGTGTGATGTTGTCAGCTTGCCGTTTGTTGGATTCATAATTTGCATATGCCTGTTGGGTGATGCCCAGATAATCAGCTACAGCTTGTTGAGTAACGCCTTTTTGCTTTCGCAAACTACTTAATACCTTCACAACACCACCTACTTTCAAAGACGATTATACACAACTAAACGTTGTATTTCAACAATATACAACGCATTGAAATATTTTTTCGGAAAACTATTGACATGCACAACAATGTGTTGTATATTATGTACAACGAAACGTTGTAGAGAGGTGAGCAAATGAACGCTTTTGAGTATTACAGAAAAAAAGCAAGGCTATCACAGCAAGAAGTAGCAAATGAAATTGGTGCGACACAGCAGGCCGTGGCGAAATGGGAGAACGAACAGGCTTTCCCACGAACCGACAAGCTGCGTGCGCTGGCGAAACTGTATGGCTGCACGATCGACGACCTTTTCACCACAGCGGAAGAGGCGTAACAGAAAGGAGAATAACCATGACGCTGACTTACAGCAAAGATACCCACATGAACGATGAGCTGGTAGATGTGATCCGCATTGAGCTGGATAAGATGATGAATGCAGACACGAGGCTTTTGGCGAAAAGGAAAATCGAAGGGATTCTGCTGGCGATTTCCGTTATGAATGAGGATGAGTGGAACATCAAGAGCGTCAATGCTTTCGACACTGAAATCTACTTTGTGGAAGACGAAACCGGGAAAGAAAGGATTGTACCGGCGTTTGTGGATAAGCTGCTGAAATGACCAGAAAGGAGCGCGGAGGATGGCAAGACCGTTTAAGAAGCTGCGGGACATGCTGCACGAAAACGAGATCACACAGGTGGATCTTGCGAGGTATTTGGGGCTCGGCACGGCAACTGTTTCCAACCGCCTGTGCAACCGTGAAGAATGGCGATTGGAAGAGATGTATATGGTGATGGACATGCTGCATTTGCCGCACACGATGCTGACAGAGCTGTTCCCGCGCAAAGGTATTAACGAGGCGGGCGTAACGCGCGGCAGCATGAAGCGCGTGGCGTTGCGCAGAGCGTAGGAGGAATGATTATGTTGGCTTTTGTTATCAGAATCGCAATCATCGTGGCTGTGAGCGTATGGCTGCACGATCAGCTTAAGGTAAGGCCGATGCCTGCGAGACGCCCGAGGGCGGTGGAGTTTGAATGACGATCACGACGAAGCTTGTGCTTATGGTGTATGCGGCGGGATTCATAACCGGGATTTGGCTGCATGCGCTTTGGGATAGAGACATTAAGGGAGGAAAAACACATGAGAAATAGACCCGCGCCGGTGTATTACGCAATTATGACCTACATTGCCCAGGGGCAGCACGTGTATAAAGCGCTGATTGAAGAGATCTGCCGGCAGAACGCATCGCAGCGCAGCCTTGAGGACTTGGTGAGCAAGGCCAATATGCACCATGCAAGGTGGCAGCAGGTGGAAGCGCAGATTGCCGGCAGGAAGAGGCTGACCAAGCGGCAGGCGCAGATTGTGCTGCGCTATGAAGTAGAGGCGGCAGCGCTGGCAATGGCGGTGGATACCCTGACAGACATGCTGGAGGGCTGTGTATGAGCGCGTTTACGAGGCTGCAGTTGGAGCGCACGATTAAGCGCCTGGAGGCAAAGCGCGTGGCAATGGTGCAGGAGCACAGGCCGCCGCGCGAGATTGACTATGTAAGTAAAACGCTGGAGATTGTGCGGCGCAGGCTGGACAGGGAGGCGGAAAACGATGCAAGGGCCAACGCTGGCGGAGAGACTGCTGACGCCAATCGCGCTTGGTAAGCAGGTGCGAAAGTATTACCTGTATGTGCTTGCCCATGAGCACGCCAATGAGGCGGCGAGATCATATTTACAAAACGTTGAGCTGCGCAGGATACGCGAGCGCAAAAAGGCGCTTTATGGGAAAACGACGGATGCAGTGCTGCGCAGATACCGCAAGGAGGAAAAGGCGGTTTACCGCCTGATAGAGGCTATCGAAACGGAGATGCACGGCGAGAGGAAGCCGGAGCATCGGGAAATATGGAGGGTGGCTTTATGACCATAAGAGGAACTGCCCGGGAATTGCAGGAGTTCGCCGCCAGTCGGGAACGGCTGGAGGAAGCGGAGCGAAAGCTTGAACAGGCGCAGGCCCGGCTTGCCGTGGCGAACATTGCCGCGCAGCGGGGATGGGCGGAAAAGCTGGAGGACATGCGGGTGCGTTACGCGCCGGCGCCGATGACGATATGGGAGCGGATCAAGATCGCGCTGACCATTGCGGCCATCTTTTGCGGCCGGGTGAGGGCGTGAACGGATCGGTGGCAGACTGGCGGCGGGTGGATACGGAGCCGCCGACAAAAGCGGATGCGGACAGGTGGGGTTGCATCATGATATGGCATGAGCTGCAAGGCCTTATGTTCACAAACCCCCAAGAGATAGATTTTTATAAACAACATGTGCACTTTTGGGCGCACACGCCGGAAGGGCCGGAGGAGGGCAAAGCATGAAATTTGAGAGCGAGGGCACCTGCAAGTTTTGCGGACAGGTGCGGATAGTGGATATCGTGACAGACGAGGACGATATTGACGATATCGAGTTTGACAGCGAAGAGGAGAAGGACAGGCTTGCGGTGCTGGCGGATGCGAAGGCGACTGAGCAGTGCACCTGCCCGGAGAGCCGGGAAGCCTTTGCCATGGCCAAGGTGGACGAGGTGCTGAACATACTGTGCGGAGATCATGCGGTGGAAAACGGCTATGATTCCCGGGCAGATGAAGAGCAGATGCAAATGCTGCGAAATGTGTGCCTTTGCGTATATCGGCAGACGATCAGCAGCGCAGTGCTCAACATGCTGGGCGATACGATTAAGATCCGCGACAAGGACGGCGTTATTAAAATCAAGCGCGAGACAAAGCGCAAACTGGAGATGAGCGCCATATGACCAAGAGCGCGCCGGTTGCGGAAAAGATGCGGAAGTACCGCGAAAAGGTGGGCGCATCGCAGCGTCAGATGGCGATACGCGCAAACTGCGATTTGAGGATCATTGAGATTCTTGAAAACGGCGGGGTTACGCACCCCAATATCGCAAAACGCGTGGCTGCGGCCTATAAGCTGGGCAAGCGCGATGCGGAAAAGCTGCACCCCACGGCAAAGCAGCACGAAGAAGCCGTGGCCGAATCGATACGATACGCGGAGAGATACGGCCACATGGACAAGCTTTGAAGCCGGACACGGCGGCACGGAAGACGCGCCGCCCAATCTGAATTCAGAGAACGAAAGAGAATCTACCATTATAAAGGGGCCGCGCCCTTTTGCTCGGCCTTGTATGCTGTATTAATATATCGACCGTTTATGGAGGTGGCGTTTGAGGACAAAGGGATTTAGTTCCGAGCTTTACGAAGCTGCGTTTGGAATCGATGCGCCGGCAGAGCCGGTTGACTGGAGCAGCAGGTGCATATCTGCCCAGCGGGTAAAGACGGTGACGGCGGGAGACATGCTGTATGTATCCGCCTTCCCGATATGGGCAAGCGTTAATGATTTGCGGGCGGCAAAGAAGTACAAGCCCACGCGGCAGGCGCAGATTAAGCTTAACCAGCGCAACCGGCGTTTACGGTTTGAGCAGACGGCCCATGCCAACTTCGGCAGGAAAGACCTGTACTTTACCGCCACCTATTCCCCACGCCCAAGGTTTGGCGAGAAGGTGAGCTATGAAGGTGAGCCGGAAGACGCGGAAGAGGCGCAGAAGAACTGGCGAAGGTTTGTGCGCAGACTCTATGCGCTGGCGAAGAAAAAAGGATCTGTGGAAAATCTGCTGCGATACATGGCCGTTATAGACGGCAGCGAAAGCACAGCGGCAGACCCGGACGAGGCGCGGGTAAAGTGGCACCATCATGCGCTTATATCCCGAGTGATCGGCAGGGCGGCGGACGGCACGGAGATAACCATAACCCGCGACGAGGTTGAGGACTTATGGCAAAGCATGTTCCACGCCGAGCGCACGCGCTGCGACTGGATACAGCCCAACGACAAGGGCATAAGCGAGGTTGCGCAGTACCTTGTGCGTCAGGAAAACGGCATGCGGGAAGGCCCGGACGGCAGGAAACGGCTGATAAGGTACAGCGCGAGCAAGAACCTTAAAAAGCCGGTGGAAAAACGCAGTGACCGGGCGCTTTCGCGCCGTCGGGCAAGGCTTGCGGCGGAGGACTGCCGGGTAACGGGCAAGGAGATCATGGAAAAACTGTACCCCGGTTACAAAGTAGTGCCCAACGACAAGGGCGAGGCTGTGACCGTGCATTACAGCGACATATGCGCAGGCGTGTATATGTTCTGCCGGATGATAAGGAGGGAATGATTTGCATATGACAGCGCCGTGTTATCAATGCCAAATGAGGCATGAGGGATGCCACTCGACATGCGAGCAGTACCGCAGATACAGGATCACGCGCGAGGCGATATCTGCGGCAAAGATGCAGCGCGTGAAGGTTGGCGACGGCCTGCGAGACAGCGCAGTGAGACTGTACCGGAGGATAAGATCCGGGCATGGGAAGTGAGGTATGATGGTGCGTAAAAAAGAACTTATCCGCCAATTGGCAGAAGCAGAAGCACGCATTGACACATTGGAAAACATAATTTGCCCGGCATTTCGGCACGATTATGTATTGATTGCGGAAAGAATATCACTGTTTGACGCTTATGGTACGGAAGTGGCTTATAGAAGCTATGCGTGCAAGCGGTGCCGGAAGTTGATTACAAAAGAAGATTACATTGTCTAACGCTGCGTGTGCGGCGGTACTGGATGTGGAGGGCTGACGATGACAAACCTTGAACCTTGCCCGATTTGCGGGCGCAAACCGAAACTGAGAACCTATGGCGTGAACCTTGCATGGTATGAGTGTAAACCGTGGTATCGCCGCAAGGCACATAAGAGCAGCAGTGTCGTATACGCTCAACCGAGCAAGTTAATAGAAAAAGCTACCAACGTATGGAATGCCTCGGTGGACTGCGCGAATCTGCCTGTGTGGTAATGGAGGGCTGACGATGCAGGTGCCTGATAAGCATGAAACGGTTGAAGCCTTGCGGTTGTTTGTTAGCTTCTACCACCCAAAGCTAAATGCGACGAATCCATGCGGATTGATGAAAGCGGCCGCCGACCTGATCGAATCCCTGTCCGCCGAACTGGAACAGGTCAAGCGTGAGCGGGATGCGGCGATGCAGGATTTGATTCCGTCTTGCTCGATCTGCGTGCATAACAGAGGGCTTAAAAAGTGGGACGATGAGTGCATTGACTGCTATGACAAAAGCAAATGGCAGTGGCGCGGGGTGAACGGGAAAGGGGATGAAAAGAATGACATTTAACGAGTATCAGCAGCTTGCGCAGAGGACTGCGAATACGGACATCCGGGTGGGCAAGCTGATCAACGGCATGCTGGGCCTGTTTGGAGAGAGTGGCGAGTGCGCCGACCTTATCAAAAAACACGTATTCCAGGGACATGGCCTGGACGAGGCGCACTTGGCGGAAGAGCTGGGCGATGTGCTGTGGTATATTGCCGAGACGGCAAGCGGACTGGGGGTAAACCTTGAAACCATTGCGCAAAACAACATCGACAAGCTGCGCAGGCGTTATCCGGACGGGTTTGACGCGCAGCGCAGCATTAACAGGGAGGCGTGTGAAGAATGATAATCAAATGCACAAGAGATGAGCTGCGCAAGCTGGTGATCGGCTGCAGCGATGGTAACTGCACGATGTGCGCGCTTAACGACTTTTGCGACACAGAAAAGCACCCGGAACTGCAGCCCGGCGAATACATTGCCGGCATTGCGGTGATCACCGACGCATACGCGGCATGCAAGGCATGCGCGCCGGCAGCGGAAGAGGCAGACAATGGCTGATCCGCGCATACCGACAGAGGCGCAGGAGCAGTTTGCGCTTTTCCGCTGGGCTGCCTATGAGGCCGGGCGCTGGCCGGAATTGCATCTTTTGTACCACATACCCAACGAGGGCAAGCGCAGCGTGGTAACCGGCGGGCGCATGCGGCAGGAGGGCTTGAAAAAGGGCGTGCCGGACATATGTTTGCCGGTGGCCCGAGGCCCGTATCATGCGTTGTACATAGAGCTTAAGCGCACGAAGGGCAGCAAGACCAGCCCGGAGCAAAAGGCATGGATTGCGGCGCTGCGCGCGGAAGGCTGCCGGGCGGAGATATGCATGGGCTGGGACGCAGCCCGGGAAGTGATAACAGAATATCTGGAAGAGAGGACGGGCACAGATGGCAACAACGACAAAGTTTAAGATCCGCACAGGCCCGAGGGAACGCAGGACAGATGAAACACTGACGGCGCTTGTGAATCCGGTGGAAAAGATGCACCTGTATGCATCGGAGCGCGAGGAACTGCAGCGGTTGTATATCGTGCTGGACATCATAAGCGGACACATGGAGCCGCTTAAGCGCAGGCTGGCCACGATCAAGGACGGCGAAAAGGATGCAAAGATCATCGTGACCAAGGTGACAAAACTGCTGGGCGAGTTATATGCCACGGTGCCGGACGACCAGCACAAGGTGCTTATGCGGCATATCAACAGCACCAGCTATCACATGGGCGTGCGCGGCCCGGCAAAGGACAAGCAGCATGATGAATTTGGAATGTGGATTCCGTGGAATGTGCTTGGCACGCTGCTGGACAGCTGCAAGGATCACTGCCTGATGTGCAGCCTTGACACGCAGGCGCAGCAGGCGTGCGCGCTCAGAAAGGCGCTGGACGCGATACCCAGCGACATACCCGACAGGCCCGGCGGATGCAGGTATCAGGGGGTGATTTGATGGCGGGCAGGAGGAAAAACACAGCGCGCGATGAGCGCATAAGGGCGCAGTACATGCAGGGCGTGCGCACAGATGTGCTGGCCAAGGAATATGGCCTTTCGCGGCAGCGGATATCGCAGCTTGTGATGGGCGAGGATCGGGATTTTAAACAGACGGCGGTCGGCAGAGTGGTATATACCGGTCTGCGCCGCTGGATGATGGAAAACAGATGTTCGTTCAAGCGGCTGGCCGTGCGGTTAGGTTATGCGCACAGCGGATCGACCAACCGCATGGTGGCCAACAAAGCCAGAGGCAGGCAAGATTTTTGCAAGACGGAGATCGACAAGATTCTTGCTATGACGGGCATGACCTATGAGGAGGTGTTTGCACGTGAATAAGGCGATTTTGATAGGCCGCCTTGCGGCGGACCCGGAAACGCGCACCACATCCGGCGGCAACAGCGTTTGCACGTTCCGGCTGGCGGTGCAGCGCAGGCACAAAAATCAGGACGGCACGCGTACGGCGGACTTTCTGACGGTTATAGCATGGCGGCAGCTTGCGGATCTGTGCGCGCGCTATCTATCCAAGGGCAGGCAGTGCGCGGTTGTGGGCCAGATCCAGACACGCAGCTATGACGCACAGGATGGCAGCAAACGATACGTGACCGAGATCATTGCCGACGAGGTTGAGTTCCTTGGCAGCGCAGAGAACGCCGGCAGCGGCGGCGCGCAGACATCCCAACCGACCCAGCCGCCCGAGGGCTTTACTGAGATCGACATGGATGATGACGAATTGCCGTTTTAATAATTATCACGCGTGAAGGAGGCAGAGAATGACCCAGAAAGAGATACAGCAGCTTTATTACCTGCGTCGGGAAATTGCGGCAGATGAGAAGCGCCTTGCGGCGCTGGAAAACGAGCGCGGCAGCGGCCCGATCAAGGCGGCCATACGCCAGAAAAAGACCGACGCGGCAAAGCTGGCGGCGCAGATCCAGCAGTTTGTAAATGCCATTGACGATAGCCTTATACGGCAGATAATACAGTATAGGTCAATCGATATGCTGACGTGGCCACAGATCGCGCAGCGCATTGGCGGCGGCAATAGCGCCGATGGCTTGCGCATGCTGTACAAACGATTCTTCGCGCGTGACACAAACAAATAACGGCAAAACAAAAAGCCCCGCGGTTGCGGGGCTTTTTGTCATATGCTGCAATGCGGCAGGCAATACATAACCGGCGCAATTTGTTTGCGCAGCGTGTGCAGGTGCCCAAGCAAAACGTTATACTGCTGCAGGGCATCGTAAAAAGCGGGAAGCGCAGCGGCATATTTTTCGGCGTCGGCGGCGTAATAATCGCGCGTCTGCAGCATACGTGCAGCGGATACATGGCGCGCGCCTTTGTCGGCAAGGTAGACCTCAAAAACGCAACGGCTGCCGCGGTAACAGCGCAAATATTTAAGCGCGTTATAGTCGTTTTTGCCGTAAAAGATATTGCAGTCTGGCAAAAGCTTGGCGGCGGTTTCGCGCACTTTGCAGGTCAAATATACGCCGTCAAGGGCGGCGGCAAGCGTTTCAATGGCAGCAGCGGAAAACTTTGCATCCTCCAGGCGGCGCACGGCGGCGGCGTATGCATCGCCGGCGTTATCGGCGGAAATGGGAAAAGGCAACATTTGCGGCACCTCCGATATTTTTATGCAGCGGGCCGGGCTGCGGCCCGCTGGCGGTCATATGTGTTTAGGCGGTCAATGCGACACGGCCGGAACCGGCAAGGCGTTCGCTGCCGTATTTATCTTTGATCTGCTCCAGCGTCTTTTTGGACGCGCGGCCCACGCTGGCGCTTTCAGTGTGCCAATACCACGCATGTTTTTTATTGGCCCAACGGAAACCGGCCGCCTTAAGGGCGTCGCGGTGTTGATACGTTGCGCCGGTGGCCCACAGCCACACGCCCACAAGATCGATGTCAAGGCCGGGCAGGTTGATTACCTGCGCAACGACGGCGGCGAATTCTTCGGGGACTTCTGCGGCGGCCTGTTCGCGCTCAAAGCCTTCGCCGTACTTCGCAATGCGCTTGACGGCTTCTGCATACTGCGCGTTAATTTCCTGCATGGTGGCGGTGTCGCCGCCGACGTCGGGATGGTTCTTTTTCACAAGGTTTTTATATTCGGCCTTAATGGCGGCAAGGGTGTTCAGGTGATCAAAATAGCGCCTCATGGTTTCATCCTCCATTTTTTTAAATCGTTGTGAGCGGTCACGTTATGCGATGCTTTGCAGCGTGTTGTAAAGTGCCTGCGCGGCGCGGTATGCCTTGAAATTCAAACCGCGGTTCCAGCTTTTGAGCGTGGGGCTCCAGTAAAAGCCTGCATCCTTGACGGCCTGGCGGCGCTGCGGCCCGGGCAGCTTTGTAAATATAACGCGTGTGCGGTCATATCCGCCATCAAACACGATTTTAAAACCGCGGCCCTTAAGGGTTATGCCGATAAATTCTTTTGCAGGCACAGAGCCCCGGGCTTGCTTGGGATCTCTTGCAGCCTCTCTGAGCATTGCATATGCTTCATGATCCGGGGCAAAAGCCAGATGCATTACCCTGCCTTCTTCCATGGTAACATGGGCTTTGATGGTGCCGTCTTGCATGGTTTCATAGCTGGCCGGGAAGCTTGCACCGGTAGAAACTTCAATCATGGCCGAATGTGTGAAGGTGAATCCGTTATAGCTTTGGTTTTTCATGGTAAAACCCCTCTCGTTATTGACTTTTTGCCTTTGGTGTGATACCATGGAACCCAAGGAACAAAGGCGGGAAATTTCCTTGGGTTCCGGGGGAAGAGCTTAAAGCGTCAGCGTGTCAATTCTGGCTTTAAGCTCGTCTTTTTTTGCCTTAAGGCGCTGAATCTCGTTAGGTTCATCGGCTTGCTGTAGGAGTTCGTCAATCGTGACATACTCCATAAGCAAACCAAACAAGATAACCGTCTTGTGGCTCATGGTATCACATCCCGTGTGGTTATTGGTCACTATGTGCACCGCCTTTCATCGTGTTCGGCTGGCTTGGCTTGACTGCCGCGCCGGTCGACGCTGAAAGCATAGCACCAGCGGCAAAACCGCGTCAAACGGGCTGAATTTTTGCATTTTGCACAAGGAATTTACAAAACTTGCCCAAACGGCTTATGCCCTTATACTTCGTATAATCCCAAAGGCGGACTTTTGCACAGGCGGCGAAAGTGCCGCTTTTTTTGTGCAGGTTTCACAAAGTTTGGCACACGGCAAAATTTGCAAACCCTCATCCAGCATGGCGCATAGGCGCGTGGGCTGGGCATGTGCGCGCCGCGTTGGGCGTGGCAAAGTGTGCAAAGTGCGCG